AGGATTACCTCCAGATGTGTCAATGGGAGGAGGGCAATTTGCAATACAAGTTGATGGAATAACATCAAAACCTTGAGCAAGTTTCACTCCAGCAATAGCAACACTTGCAGCAGTAGTTGCAACCTTCATTGCTACTTGAGTCATTGGTCCCATACCTGGAATAAAAGCAGTGGCGGCAGCAATAGCAAGTTCTGCGATGTCTAGTCCATCAATAGGCTCATGTTTTGCTGCCTTGGCAATCATACGAGCAGCAGGACCTACCATTGATGCTGCTGCCATAATACCAGCTGCAGCTGGAGCGCCAATACCTAGAGTTCCAACAGTAACTAGAATACTAACTGCTACACCAGCAACCATTGCCGCAATACCAATAAACTCAACCCAGAACTCGGGATCACGGAGCTTAGCAACAAAGTCATCACCAAACTTCTTGAAATCACGTTCTGCATTACGCCCAAGTTCTTCAAATGCTCTTCTTGCGTCATCACCCATCTTATCAAATCCTTCTTTAATACGATTATTGACATCATTAAGAACAGCCTTCATGTCATCTCCAAACTTTCTAAACGCATCATTTACTCCATTCTTTTCAGGATCGAATGAACGAGCTAATGGTCCATCTTCAGAAAATAGTTGTGTTAATCCAACCTCTAATTCTTTCCCAAGTTCATCAAAATTTACACGTCCAACAATCTGCTTTGAACGAATTGCTTGTCCAAATACTTCACCACCCCATGTTTTCAAATCACGATCACCTAATTGCTTCGTAATACCGTCAACTTTCCAACATATCTGACCACAACGTAAATTACAATCAGTACATAACTTAGGCCCCCAATCTTCACCAAATACGCCACGAAGCCGTCCACATTCATATGTACGACATCCAGGAGCAGGTTTGGTAATACAATCATCAACACAATCCTCACGAACAGGACCCCAACATGTTCCTGCTACATCTTTACTTCCATCAGGACATGCATTCTTGCTGGACTGGATCGGATTACGACATGTCAACCCGTCATTAATTTGTCCTGGCGCACACTTCTTACGACATGTGAGTCCGTCATCAACTTCATCAGCCGCACATGGTTCAACACATGTTAATCCATCATTACGCCATCCAGGCGGACAATCAGCAAGAACACCGCCACCAGAATACTTCTTTGTGAATCCTTTAACGCCCTTACATCCACATCCACAGTCAAGTCGTTTTAATTCTGATTTTACCCATCCTTTTAATGCTGATTTAGTGATGCATTTAGCTCTTTTGCCACATCCACAATCAGATGCCTTTTTCTTGTGTCGCATCATTTGTTAATCGTCATTAAAAGAAATATATACATAGAACAAATGTCAACTGGAGATCAGACTCAATATATTCGCAGTAAACTTGCTGAGCGTGGTGTTTCACAGGGTGTTAAGTTCATGAAGGATGGATTTGATCTATGGGCAGAATCGACAGCCCCAGCACGTGTTGGCGAGATGGAAAAAGAACCTGCGGAAATGACAAATATGGAAGGTGGACGTATGACACTACATATGGCTAAGCGCTTCCAACATCGTCGTGGTGGCGCAGAAGCAGAGTATGTTACCGAAGAAGTTGATTATAGTCCAGCTAAACTTGCTATGAAGATGCGCGGTGGCGCACTTCCACAGGTAGTTCAAGATGGTATTGATTTTGCTAAAAAACTAATTGATGTTTACAAGAAGGTTTCTGCTTGGATTGATGAGTTCCAGCAAGATCTTCAAGATGAGGTAATTGACAATCCTTCTGCTTCAGCCAGTCTTAAGGATTTTGCTACAAAACTAAAGCAGTACCTTTCAACGATGATGGCATATAAGTCAATTGTTGATGAGGTTGTTAAGGTTACAGGAGCTGGTAAACGTAAGGGTGGAGATCTTGCGTCTACTATTGCTACAGCGACTGAATACGCAAAGAAGATCATTAGTGTTGCCATGTGGTTCAGAAACAATGCTAAGAATATCAGACTAGTACTCAGTATGAAGTCACTAAATGTTGGTCCAGGACTTGGCAAGCAACTACTTGCTGCTATTGACCCATTTTTAAGTGTAATTTCAATTGGAGCCGCGCTTCCAAAGGTAAATTACTCTATGGCTGGTGCTGGACATACGTGTGGCTGTGATTCTGGATCAGAGGAGGAGATGTGTGGTAGTCGTCGTCCCAAGCGTAAGGGTCGTGCTAAGCCAATGACTGCTAAGGAAATGGAGGATGCTGTAAAGAAGGCTCTTGCTGAGACAACGGAAGGAAAGATTAGTTCTCATGTTTCTAGTCTAGTAGAGAAGGCTAAGAAGCTAGAGGCAAGACGTAAGCGTACTACGGGTGGTGCTTGGTATGATGATGTTGCCAGTGCCTTTAGTCCTCAGACATACACAAGCCAGGTTTCAGAACTACCAGAAAAGATTATGTCTGCTGGTCGTCGTCTCCCGACACCACAGTATGACGATCGAAAGATGGCTGTTCCAGAGATGGCTGCTGCTGGTCGTCGTCGCCCTAAGCGCAAGGGTGGTGCTGAACTATATTATCCTCCTCCTGCTGGTGGTCGTAAGCCCAAACGTAAGGGTGGCGCCATGGATGGTGAGATACCATCTGGCCTTTCAGCTGATACTGCACGCCGTGTTGGTCTTGGAAAGAAGCGTGCTCCTTCTGCTCGTGGTGCGATCGTAAGCAAGGTTATGCGCGAGAAGGGACTTTCTCTTCCCCAGGCATCCAAGTATGTCAAAGAACATAATTTGTATTGAGTAATAATCTATAATCTAATTAACAAATGACGTTCCAAACAACGCCGTTCAAACAATGGGTTTTTCCTGATGAGGCATATTCGATGCATCATCGTGAAAAGAGATTTACGCCAACAGCTTCAGCAGCACCTATGAGTTTATATTCAGAGATTGGAGTTCCAGCTCAAGTTGATTTCAATACTTATGACAAGAGAGTAGCTATGGATCGGATTCAGAATAGAGTTAGCGCACGTAAAGGTATGGAGGGACTTTTGAATACAACGGCTCGTTCTCAACGTTATAATCGCCCTGCTTCTCGTAGTGCAGTTCCAAATGGAGTTTTCGAGGGATCACCAATGACTTACCTTACGAGTGGATTAATGGGTGGTGTAATTACAACTAAGGAAGGTCAAGAATGGCTTGCTAAGCGTCTAGTTCAGCGTAGAGCAGAGTATGATTCTATTGGATCTAACGTATTCCCAGAGAGACCTCCACGCAATCCTGATGTTTCTCCATTTACTACAGTTGATGCTCTACTTAACCAACTTTATGTTGATTTTGGAGCTGGAACATTTTCTGCAAAAGTAACTGAAACTCTTAACCAACTTCTTTCTGCTTTTATTTCTATTGGAGACAAAGTTGACGCAAATCAACTTGGAACCTATGCTCGCGCTGTAGCATCATTTATGGAAACGACTCGCTCATATACTGGAGATGATTTTGGTGAGAATCTTGGATTTGCTTTTGAGGGACGTGAGAAGCGCTTCCGTAATTTAAATGGAATTAATGGAATTCTAAAGCTAATTGATGGCGCAATTACTGAGATCGCACGTGTTCTTTATGAGCCAGTCGCAGTGCGTCAGCAGACAATGGCATCTCTACGTCAAAGACTTCTTTCTCGCCAAGTTGAGACATTTAGTCCAGGTTGGACTGATGAATATCGCCAAGCAGCAGCCGAAGAACCATTTGATCCTTCACTTGGTGGTCCTCTTCCAGTAGGCCAACGCCCAACTTATGAGGGTCTTTTTCCTCCACAAAGATTTGAGCAAGTACTACCACTACAAGAAGGAGAACCTGAACCTGAAACTCTTTATCGCCGTAGATCAACTCTTGGAAGACTTTTTCCCAGATCACCATTTTCTCGAGAATAGTATAATGGATCAAACTCAACTTATTGGAATGGTTTCTTTAATAATTTCTTCAACGGGAATAATTGGTTACCTAGTAAAGCTAAACCATAAAAGATTTCGAAGCACTTGCTGTAATGCTATTTGTATAACTTCAATAGATGTAGAGGAGACAACTCCTCCCGCAAAAATAACAATACCAGAAAGTAAAGATGGATCTAGTTATAGTTCCGCATAAATTAGGAAACCAAAAGGGGTACCGTACAGAATTGAACGGAATCCCTTTTTCAAGAAAGCCTGTTGAATTAGAGAGAGCTATTCAACAAGCAGAAGCGCTAGAAAGAAAGGATGGTATGCCTGATGTTGAATCATATTCTTTGAGTGAGGATGACATCCAAAAAATGATTCCAACACTAAAAATTATACCATATCCAGATCTATTAAAAGCAAATAATATTGATGATGTTTTAGATCCTAAGGGTCGTCTTATGCTGCTATACTTAACAGAGAATGAAATGACTGGACATTGGGTTTGCTTGTTAAAATATAGAGATTCCAAAATTATAGAATATTTTGATCCATATGGTAATTATAAGCCAGATGGCGAGAGTAAATGGATTTCTGATGAAAAATTAAGGCAATATGGTCAGAATACCAAGAAACTAACACAACTTCTAGATGACAGTGGTTATATAATCAAATCAAACGCATACCCTTTCCAGAAAGACAAACCAAATATGAATACATGCGGAAGACACTGTACAACACGCCTATATTTTAAGAATCTAAAACTTCCAGATTACATTAAGCTAGTAGAATCAACAGGTCTTTCTCCAGATGATTTTGTTTCTGCGTGGACGTATAATTTGATTGGTAAGTAACGCAATAAAAAAACATAGAGTTTATAACAAATGGCTTCCTTTAACAAAGTAGTAATTGAAGGAGTCCGCTCAGCGCCAGATCGTATTTACTATAACGGCACGGTCATCAACAATAGTCAGTTCTCCAACCAGGACTATAATGATCCAAATGTAGTGTTTCAGGATCAGCGCCAGACTGGTCTAGTTCCAGATTCTGCAAATTATGAGTTGTCAGTTGAGAATTTCTCGCTAAATGGATGTAGTAATACGCTTCCAGTTTTTATTCCACAGATTGAGCCTCCAACTATTACTAATGAAATCGATCAAGTTACTTTGACTGGATTAACAGGAAATCCTAGAGATGGATTTTCTAGTGTTAAGTTTGATTGTGTTTCTGCTGTCACACTAAAGGCTGGTAATGTTATTGATCTACTAAGTGGATTTCCTACTAATTTAAGTTTTTTGAATACTGGTAATATAACAGTTGAGTCTGCTAATTCTACATCATTTACAGTTATACTAGCTGTTCCAGTAGCTTTGAATTCTCCAACACCATATACTTTTTCTGCTCCAAAGCCAACTGCGCAATATGGTGATCCAGAAGATGTTACTACAACAATCTATAAAGTTAGTATAGGTATTTATAATGGAACTACGTATAGCATTGTAAGTAAGCCTGTAATTTGGCAGCCTGAGAATTCTGTAGATTACATCCCAATTCCAAAAACTGCAAATCCAGTCCAGGAAGAATCCCAGTATTACTACTCATATAATTATACGCACTGGATCTCGCTAATAAATAAGGCTCTTAATACTGCTTGGAATGAGGCAATAATCGTATTTACGGGAGATTGTGGAACGCAATGTCCATTTTTTGAGTATGATGAAACAACTGGTCTATTTTCAATTAACCAGGACTCACAGACCAGTATGATCCCTTGGGGAACTAAACTTCCTGACCCATATGGTGTTGCTGCGACAGTTCCAACTTCTGCATTTGGTGGAACATACCAAACTGACGAGTACTCATTTGTGGGAATGAATATTAACTTAGAGAATCTATTTGGTAATTTTGATTTTACTTATTTTGACCCTACTGCTTTATGGGCTAGTCAGGCTGGAGTATTTCTTCCAGAAGCAGTGATCAATACTGGTCTTCCAGTTGATCTTCTAGCTGGTAATCCACTAACAGATTTAACACCAGTTGGTGTCACGCTCAGAACGCAACCTAGAACTTCAATTTTCCAGTTGGTCAACCCATTCACAGGATTACCAATTCAATACGCATTCTTTGCTAGACTTCCTCAGGATTTTATTTCTACAGGAACATGTTGGTCACCAATTGCCTCTCTAGTTCTTGGAACAACGCAGATTCCAGTTCGTAACGAGGCAACTGCAAATCCAATCGTACTAGGATCATCAAATTCTGGTGGTCAGACCTCAAGTTCAGGAGCATTCCAGAAAGTTCTTATTGAAACTCCCATTAATGCTCTTCGTGCTGACATCTACCGTGGTTTCATCCTCTATGAACCTACTACACTCACGTACTCATCCCTTGAGGCTTCAAATTCTGGAATTTCTAACATCGATGTCATCCTATACTGGCGCAATCGTCTAACAAATTCACTAATTCCTGTACAGATTCCCAACCAAGGGTCAATGTCGTTCCGTCTACTTTTCAAGAAAAAGTACATCGTATAAATTTCGCTCAAAAATAAACTATTCTTATAAATAAAAATGGCTGATGTTACAAAGTATTCAGTCTATGATCCTCGTATTGTCCAGACTAAGCCCGAGTATGCCGTCGAGAAGGGTGCGCTTTCACTCACAAACGTTTCATTCCAGGCGCAGACGGCGGACTCGTCCTCAGTTCAGTTTAACGTCCAGGTTCCATCCGAGAACGTCTTCGTTGATCGTGCGATTGAGATGACGGGCACGCTCGTTGGTGTCGTAACGCTCACGACTGGTGCTGTTGGTCTTCCAGTTGGTGCTTCTCTTGGTGGTCTTATTGCTCCTTCTGCCTTCCCAATCCACCAGGCGACGACGCAGATGTCTGCCACGATTAACGATGCCACAGTAACGGTTAACACGCAGGATGTTCTTCCCCAGGTTCTCCGTCTCTCAGACATGGCTGATGCTCGTCGTCAGCGCACGTGCCCTACTATGCTTGACCGTTATGCCGTATACCCT